AGTCTTAGATGTAACGGGAACTGTTAATTCAACCTTTTGCGGATGCCAAGTTTTATCACCTTCCTGTAATTTTTCTCTAGTACAATACCCCAACCATACAGGAAGAGTATCCATTCCTCGACCTTTATAATTGCAAACATCCATCACCACATATTTATATCCATTCTTTTTGCACTTATCTAGATCAACGTCTACATACTCTGCACAATCTCCTGGACGGTTTAATACATCACCAGAATGAACAGCAACATTAGAATTAAGTGAAGTATTCCATCCTATATTGCTAATATCATCATTAGACTTATATAAGAATGCATGAAGATCTAAGTCTTCATCTCTATCTTTCTGAATCCAATGAACAAAAAACCTAACAATATTTCCAGAGATTTTATATCTTGTTCCTTTGGGGATAGATACATTTTGATTTCTCATACCCTTCGGAATAGGTATTCTCTTAATTTCTGGATCGATATATACAATCTCGTTTACTAAATCTTTCTCAGTAATTCTAGAATCTATGTTGAGAAATATTTTTCGAATTATATTATCTTTTATAGTTTCTAAGAATCCAGGGTTAATTGGTTTTAATCCATCTAGTATATATAAACCTTTTCCAGGAATATTTACCACTCTAGGAGTACTTTCTGATTGATCTCTTATATCGTAGTAGCTAAGAATTTCTAAGAGTGTTTTATTTTTCATCCCTGAAGTATTTATAAAGATATCCATTATATCAGATTCTTTACCTTCTTCAAGAGCTCTTCTTAAGAGAGAATCAAATTTTCTAATAAATTCCCCTGGATGAGTAGAAATAAATTTAGCTATTTCTAGAATATCTTTACCAGTATCATACATATTCTGTACTTGAGAATTAAATGTACGATATTCTTTTGATAAACCCTTACTCTTAAGTTTTACAAAGAAATCAGCACACTCAGGATAATTTACTACATATTCCTTCGGATGTACACGTTCTGATAGTAATATCCAATGTCCATAGAAAAGTTTTGCATCTCGTATACAGTTTTCTACTCCTTTAGCCTCAATTATTTTTTCTATTCTTCCACAAATTTCTCTACGTTTTGATCTAGGAAGAGTATCTAATTTTCTCCATTCAGGATTATCAGTTTTTTTATTAGACCAAGAGCTAACTTGTATTTTCTTTGGAACATGTGGAAGACTTGGATCAGCTCCCATTAAGTACAAACTATATCTCAGAACATCATTAATCTCGGCAATTTTATATTCCGGCCGATGTTTAGCTACTATACACATTGTTTCTTTAAATGGTATACGTTCTGGGATGCTAAGTTCTGGATAATTCTCTAAGAACCATGCCAACTCTTCCCTAGTTTCTCCTGTTAGTGAATTTCCGGCCGACATCATTTGCCGAGGAATATCCATAAATTCAGAAGGAGTCATAATCTTAAGCTGTCGATCTGGCTCTTCATCAATTATTTCCTTCTCTTCTTTAGTTGTCCAAGGATTATCTCTTAGAAATCCTTCAAGATCACCAGAATAAACTCTTTTTTGATCTAACCACAATTCCGATTTATCCTTAGAAATTACTTGTTCTGGAAATCCTGGATACAAAGGTTTAAACTTTTCCCCAGAATGATACAATTCGTGGATGTATGGAAGTAGATTTGTATGGAGATTTTCCATATCACTAATCGTCATCCTACATATTACTTCGGGAGAAAGAAAATATCTATATCTCTTTAATTCTTGAAGAAGTGAGATTAATACTCTCTTACTCTTTTCCTCCATGTTTCTAGGATCTACTAACTCCTTGCTCTCTACTAATACGCATCCTCTATGAAATGCAATAATTTCCTTGTTTAATTTCATTTCTGCCATATTTTTTTTGGTTTATAAATTAAATTTTCATCCACTTTTTTGCTCTCTCGAATTGTTTTATGAGATCATCTATCCAAGTACTAGCCGTACAATCTTTCTCAACTAATATCCATGAACTTGGAATGTCTGCTGAGTGATTCATAATAATAGAAAAACTAGTATCTTTTCTATCTTTCCCATCACCATCTAAGAAAAGTATTACCCCAAAAACACTCCCAAAGAAATATATCCTTGGAAGATGAGGTTGTTTTGATAGGTCCAGTTTATCATAATGATTTTTCCATGATCTATCTTTCAAATCATTTTTAATTAATTCATTTATTTCATCCATTTTTCTATTTGTTTATTTTTCTACACTTATAAGAGTTTCTCGCCTTCTACAGTTATGGTCCTATGTTTCTTTTGTAGTTCGTCAAGTAATTTTCTTTTTAGTGTTCCAGGGAGAGGAATTTGTGGAAACAGCAACGTCTCACTTCTATGTTTCCAAAGCCACTCATCTATCTCTTCGAAGGATTGCTCAAAGACTTCAAAAACTGGTTGCTCATCATAAAACCATTCATCTAAGAATTCAACTTTAAAATCATATAGTCTAAGGTGAAGTCTAAGTTCGTCTAATTCTGAACCCTCTCGTGTAGATATTATTTCTCCAAGAGGATTATGAAGACGATATTGATTTTTTCGTTTTTCTAAGTCTCCGGTATATCCAATTTTTACAACCTTCCTTATTCCTTTCCATGCGCCAGATCCAAATAAATATAACATAATTAACTTAAAAATAAAACCTAGTAACTTTTGTATGAATTACTAGGTCAATTATTACTTTTTCTTATTTCCTCTAATTATCTCAGCTGCTCTATCCCCAGCAGCATTTTCTATCTTATCTCTTTGTTTCTTAAGATTATTATCATAACCATAAAGAGACCCTACTACAGCTCCTGCAACTGGAAGAGCTGCAATACCTACTTTAGCTGCTCTTTTCTTCAATTTAAATCTCTTGAGAGCTTTTTTAGACTTCTTTAATAGAATTTTAGATTCTTCTCCTAAATTTTTTAATTCTATCTCTTCATCAGGACTTCTATGTTGAGGTATTTTACTAAGTAATTCTTCTTTTCTCTTTTGATTCTTATATAAACCATTCTTCTCACTAATGTTAAGTAAGAAATCATTATCATTAGTATCTCTTAACCCTTTTGTGACCTTAGCTAACTTTTTACTCCCAAGCACTCCAGCAGTAGCTCCTAAGCCCGCACCTAAAACAGAGTCCCACTTCTTATCAGAATCACTTCTTTCTTTATCCTTCTTTTTAGAGAATAATTTATCACGCTTTAATTTCATTGTTTAATTTATTTAAAAACTTATTACTATATTTTATATCTGGGGACCTAAAACATTGATTTAATATCCTCTTATCATAATAACTATCTAGATTTATTCTCCCCTCCGTCTTCTAAATGCAATCTATTAATTTTCTTAACTTGTTCTCTAAAATTTTCTAAATCTTTTATTAATAGTTCATTCAGATTTTTTAATGGATCTATTGGTTAAATCTGTAATAGTATTCTTAATAAATTCTCCAATAAATATTATATTTATCTCACACCTCCTTTCTACTTAATAGTTCATAACCCTTTGTTTGTTTCTTTTTTCCAGTAGTCTCATCTAAAATAGATATATAAATTAATTTAACCTCAAAATAACTTTCTAAATCTTTTGCTTTAGGGGTTTTATCATAATTAATACTAGAATACAAATATCCTAACTTATCTTTTATTCCAGATAATATTAATTTATCCCCTACTTTAAATTCATTATAGATAGTAGCTTCTAATAATTCATCTGAAAAAGTAATTATTCCTAAAGCTTTTTTTATTTTAGTAATATGATAACCCATACCCTTTAATCTTTGAGGACCCAATGTAATATAGTAAGATTTAACCTCATCTGAATCAGATATCTGCCCTAATACTATATCAATAGCGTCTTCAGACAAACCATATTCACAAATAAGTTTTAATTTATCATACATAGTAGTTAAACTAGTATATACCTTTAAAAAATTTGATACCTCCTGATTCACTATATCATCTCTGGTTAACATATTATGTACCGTACTAAACACTGTAAATCTATCTTTATAGTCTATCTGTTGTATTTTAAAAGCTCTAATCTCATTTACTAGTACTAGATTATTAGGAACTGGTTTAAGAATAATATTTCCTTCAGAAGTATGAATCTTATTTACTGCTACATAATCATCCTTATAATTAGAAGCTTTGGCATCTTTCTGATACTTCTTAGCTAATGCAAATTTATCTTTTATAGAAATAGCAATATTATAAGTTCTTAATAAACTTTCTGTCATTTCTTGTTTAGTTTTTATTATTTTCTGAAAATCTTCAGCCTTCATTTCTCTATAATTAGCAGTAGATCTATAATAAAAAGTGGCTGAATTTTTCCAAGGATTATCAAATAATCTTTGCCTTCCTAATATCTGGGGCAAATCTTCTGATATATCTACAGCCAAGGAATCTATATTACTATCACTGAATATAAATGATCTAGCACATAAACTATAAAAGTCAGCTCCAAGATATACAGTTCTTGTACAAAAAGTAAACATTTTAGGTTTTACTCCCTTTAACGGTACTTCACCTATCTTAAAAGACTTACCTAACCTCCTTTGAATTTTCTTTAAATTATCTTCTGTGTATGAACATAAGATATTACATTGCTCTGAGGTAAGATTATTCTTTTTAATGATAGATGTAATATGATTAACACTATTAACATAGAATACAGCCTCATCTGATACTACTTTTGTTGGAATTCCATCTCTCATTACTACTATTTCCTCAAACTCTCCTGAAAGATACTTTTGAATTACTTCAGAAGCTTTTTCACCAACAGATCTCATTACAAAGACATCTAAATCTGGTTGAATAACTCTACTAGGATCCGCAGATCCCCAATCTAATTCATAATATGGGAGATCCTTAAATTCATCTAACATTTCTAGGTACTCATCCATCATAGGAGTTGCACTAACAAAGTATGCTGTTGGAGATTGTTTAAGATATTCTAGAAATTTTAATTCAGTATCACTCTTAAATCTAGAATCATGAAGAATACTTTGAAATTCATCTACTATTGTATAAAATGTATAAAATCTATCTAATTTCTCTAGGATATCTTTTACTATTCTATATGAATCATAAGTAACAAGGATTTTACAAGGTAATCCATTAATACTCCTAGATATACAGTATTCCTCTATTTCTCTATATAATCTTTTATAGATATCTGAATTATCTAATGATTCTGAATCAATTGATAAGTCTGCTAAAATATTTTTATCAATCTTAGATAAGTCTTTATCAATATTAGACTCCTTATCCATTTCATTTACGACCAGATAAACATCAAATTCATGTTGATCCTTTTTATTCTTAAGTAGCATCTTTCTGGGACTACATAAAATAATATTTTCATTACTCCTAATACAATATTCAGTAAAACCACATCCAGGTAATTGTTTATTAATAATACATTTACTTGGAAATTTATTAAAATTAAATTCATTCCATTCTGAAATAAATCTAATTCCAGATGGTACTATTATCTTCTCTCTAATCATATTTAAATTATATTTTTATTGTTACAAAATAATATTTAAACTCAATACAGAGTTCAGTTAGTTAAAATTGAAGACTAAGGATACCCTTAACTTCATTAATTAGAATTTGAGGTTAATAGAAGAGCAAAATACAACTTTACTAATACATTTTCACCTACATGTAGTATATAAATTTAATTCGGATAGAAAAGTTGTAGTGGTTCTTCTATAAGAGCGAACATAGTGAGAGACTCACCTCCCGAAGGGAGGAGGTGATGTCGTCTCTTATAGGAGGTTCACGATAAATAGAAAATAATAGATTAATTATTATATATCTATTATATGGAAATGAACCTTAAAAGAGTACCGTCCACCCGCTCCCTGCAAGGGGAGCGAGGACTCTCACTAACGTTCGTACTTTTTAAGAACCATTAAATAATTATATTTTCTATTCAATTCTAACTAATATTTATTTAATTCTTTTTTATTCTCTATATATCTTTTCAGTTTCTTGAAGGCCCGAATGAACATAGTGAATGAAGGATATAGATTCTGGTATCCCTAGTCTTTGAAAAAATATTACAAAAAATATAAAAGATAGGTTTTGACTAATTTTAAAGTCAAATTAAATCCTATCTTTTATATTTTTTATTATATGAAATTTAATCTTTTCTGATAAATATTAAATACAAGATTTGATACATTATCTAAATATAATTTCTCTAATGACATTTGTTTAAGTTTATTATATGGAGTACCAGATATTTTATTAGAGAATTTATATAATTGTTTTAAATTTATAGTTAATGATCTTTTTAGAAAGAATTCATTAAGTCCAATAAAATTTATAATAATATCTATAAATTCTAATACTTTTTTATTATCTCTTATAAAATTTCCAATAATTGTTTTTGAATAGTTTATTGGAATTTCTACCATAGGTAAATTATTAGTTCTAAAATAGTTTATTATATTATTAGTTATTTTATTAAACAAGTTTATATAAGGAATTGTGTGTTCATCATTACTTCCAAATTCATAATATCTATGAATAATTATTCCATAAACACGCTCTACATAGATATCTCTTGCTTTATCATAAATTACCTTTGCTTTATGATATTTAGAATCTATTTCTACGGCTATTCCTAAATAAGGAAAGAAATAATCTAGTAAAAAGTATCTTGTATTTCTGATACTATCATCCAATCTAACAGAGAAAGAATTTAAAATATTATTCCATAAACTTGTATTCTCAATTATTATTGGAAATTCCTCAATATAATTATAATATCCTTTAATATTGTAATTATTATCAATAAGATTTTTAAAATTAATAGAATAACTACTCTTATCGTTTAAAATTGCTTTTTCACGATTAAATACTACATCTATTAATTTATTATTGATTTTTACTTTTCTTGGAACAAAATACATTCCTATATAAGCTGTATAAAATTTATCTCTTATTACGTAATTTCTAATCAAATTTAAATCCATATTACATATTTGTTATTTATGTCAAAAGGTTAAAAAAAACAAAGTAGCAAGGGTCTCTCAACCTCCTACTACCTCTACCTAATATTGCCTTAAAGCCTTGTCCGAATACTCGACCCTTATCTTTATCGACTTCTTATCTGTTAACCATATACAACAAGGTAGCTACTTAGGATCTAGAATATTAGTAAGTAGCAATCTAATATTAATAAGATTCTGCAGTTAATCTTACATCCTATCACATATAAGATTTTCCCGGTTTTTCAGACGGTCGAAATTAAGTTTTTGCGCTTTCTATAGAATAAAACCCTTATATATGCAGAAAAATATTAGAAAAATTTTATAAAGTAAAATTTATGAATTGATTTTAATATTTTTCTTTTTGTTTATCCATTAATTTATATTAAAATCTATTATGAGCAATAAGAAAGAAATTAAGGTAGTAGTACAAATTAAAAAAAGATTTGTCAGTGTTAACTCTCTGTATAAAGCAAGAATTATGTATGTAGGAGGTAGACCAGTCCCCAGTACTTATAAAAATCCGAGAGCAGTAGAAATTGAGAGAGAAATTAGAGATCAACTCAGGGCAATCGATTTTTCTGATTATCTAGAATGGCTCCGAACCACCCCCGGATTCAAACTTCATATTCAATTTATCTTTAAGAAAAATATAACTAACTCTGATACATCCAATTAAAAAGTAGTTGCCTAAATGATACTATGTTGTTTAGGAAAATCTTATTAAAATGCTGGAAAATTACATCACATATATTTTCCGCCCATAATATAAAGGGAGGTTATAAAAAGTGATGGAGAATAAATCAGCAGAAATTATACTAAGATATAATTTTTCAACGACTAAATATAAGACTAAGGGGAAGTTCCTTAGATGATATAGTCTATTTTTATATTAAATATATAGATATTCAGTACTATAAGAATATAGAGGATATTTGGACCAGATTTGTTAAAGAGGATCTGGGTATTGAGAGATATGACGACAATCTTCATGTTGAGATTTCTGCAGTTAAAAGTATTATCCCTAAATCTACTTCAGAATATGCATGTTTATACTTAACTGAATCTACTTTTAACGTAAGACTTGATCAAGAAGACAAACCTAAACGTATTTTCTTGGGAGGTACTTGTGGTGGATCGGCCTGGAGAGATGAATTAATTCCAGAACTTGATAGACTTGGATTTGAATATTTTAATCCCGTTGTACCTGATTGGACTCCTGAATGTATAGAAAAAGAAAACATCGAAAAATCCGAACTTTGTAATACACATCTCTATATCATAACCCCGGAGATGAGTGGTGTATATAGTATAGCAGAGATGGTTAATTCGGTATGGGAATGTTTATCGACCGGTACTGGTTTTGTATGGATTGGAATTCTCGAAAGTGAATCTTGGGAACCTCATCAACTCAAATCACTTCAAGCAACTCTCGATCTAATTAACAATATCGCCGATGGAAATAGTAGAATTAGAGCAAAGCTTATAAAAGAATCTAAAGAAATATTAACGTGATGAGAGTAAAAAGAAATAATATTGTAGCAGTAAGAGTTTTTACTGGCAGAGATTTAATTTAAAAACTATACTCTGAAGGTTGGGAAGTAGAACAACGAGAATATGGATTACTTTCTGGAGTAAAAAAGTTATCAAAAGGAGCAATTAATGCTATTAGTGATTTAGGAGATAATTTAATAGTAAAGCCGATTAGTAGGTCGAAAATGGGAAAGAAAATTATCGATAAAACGCAAGATTCTATTGAAGATTCGTTAGATAAAAGAATTAAATTGGATAGAGAGATTAAGGAATTAGATAAATCCATTAAAGATCTATCTTTATCTAATGAAGATTCAGCAAAATCTATCAAAAATAATTTAAAAAATGAAGCTGCTAAAAATAAAGCATATATACTTGAAGATAAAAGCAATACTTCAGGAAAATCTTTTGAAAATGGAACTATTGATATAAGAAATCCAGAAATAAAGAAAGCTGTTAGAAAAAAGCTTAAATTCGATGGTCGAAAAGATATGGAACATTTTAATAATAGTAATGATTTAATTTTATTTAAAGAATCTTCAGGTAATCCAGCTTTAGCTCATGAGATTGGACATGTAATAAATAGAAATTCTAAAGGAAAGGCCGCAAAAATAGATAGAGAGGCTGAAAATATAATAGAAGAATTTCATAAACCAGCAGATTCTCCAGGAGGAAGAGATAATTCTAAAGGTCTGTGGAAATCAGTAGAAAGATTTTTCAAAGGTAAGAAAGTAGTAAATAATGAAAAGAATGCCTCTGAAAATGCTATTAAGCTATTGAAGGAATCTGGAGCAAGTGAGAATGAACTGAAACTTGCAAAAGAGAGTTTAGATAAATCCCTGGAGAGTTACAAAGAAGAACATAAAATGTATTATAAGTCTCCATTTATTAATAAACTTCAATCATTTAGGAAAAATAAGGAGAAATAATCATGTTTGGTTGGAAAAGAAAGAAGGAAAAGGATCTAATGTATCAATCTTTGGAAGAGGAAATTAGATTCATCGGAAAAGATCTTGGAATTTATAACTATGGAGACTATAAGGTAGAAACATCTTATAAAGAAGCTACTGAGTTTGAAGATTTATTAAAGGAAGTTAGACATAAATTTTTCTATCTTGAAGAAAAATATAAAAACTATGAATTAAGTATATCACTTAGATCTTATTCATCCGCTAATCTTGTAGATTTAGATGAAATAGAGAATCGAATTTTGAAAGATCATGAAGCAAGAGATATTTTTCTAGACTATATTGGGAGATATAAAAATAATGAGTTAAAATTAATGGATATAAATTTTAACTTACTATATGATTTATCTATGAGATATGCTTATGATGTATTAAGGGCGTTAAACAGAATTGCAGAATCTGATTCAGATAAACTAATATTGTCAGATTGGGAAGAAAATTTATCTCGTGTTGTAAAAAAACCTTATTATTATTCAAGTAATTATAGTGCAGAGGATCTTATGCCATATCTAGGACCTTACTTCATTGATCAAGAAGCAAGAGATTCGTTATATGAGTTTATTAGATGTAGAAGATAATAATAATGAGTAATTCTAGAAATTATACAATATCTTTAGAGAAAAAATTAGGGATATTTAATCATAAGTTATTTTATTTAAAAGATTATGTAAAAAGACTTGAAAGATTAGTAGAGAATTTAGATAATGTAACTTTTCATACTATTCCGGAAACCGGTAGGGAAGTGGATGAAGTTGTTGAAAAAATTAAAAATGAAAATCTGAATAGAGATATTATATATTCTCATATAATTAATAATGATTTTAACTTCGATCAAGAAACTCTGAATAAGTGTGGTTATAATTTTATTAGAAGTATAGAATATTTAATCGAATTAATTAATGAAAAAGATAATTTATTTCTATGTTGTAATAGAGATAATAAATTTTATACTAATCATTATCTTATAGATAATCTTTCAGATATTATATATAATGAGGAATATCAAAAAGCTTTAAAACTAGAAAATATAGAGCCAAATCTAAATCAATGGACTAAATTTTTATACAGAAATTAGTATGTTTTACGTGTCCCAGAAGCTGTAAGACTCGTACTCAGTCTAGGACATGGAACAGCAGGAGATTTTAAACCAGAAGAATAAATAAAATAGATTATGACAAAAATATTATTAATACCAGCGCATCATAAAACTACTCCAGGAAAAAGAAGTCCTGATGGGATTTTACGAGAGTATTCTTATTCTCGAGAAATTATTAGTGAGATGATAGAAAGATTGGGAGGCTTAGGATATGAAGCTATTAATCCTATACCTGAAACAGAAAAAGAATTATCTCTTAGTGAACAATGTAGAATAATTAATAAAATCTACGATGAATGTTCTGGGGATTGCTTCTGTATTTCGCCTCACTTAAATGCAGCAGGAAATGGTTCTGAATGGATGAATGCTAAAGGATGGAGTGCGTTTATTTATAGAGGAGCTGGACAGAAAACAAAAGAACTTGCTGGATGTTTAACGAAAGCGGCTGAAAAAGAAGGGATTAGAGTGCGTTATGAGTATCCTGGAGTTCCTTATTGGACTAGTGGATTTTATATTTGTAAGAACACTAAACCAAGTACAGTTTTGACAGAAAATCTCTTCCAAGATAACCACGAAGATGTAGATTTCTTATTATCGCCTGAAGGAAAAGAAGCAATAGTTAATCTTCATGTCCAAGGAATTTTAGATTATATAAGTAAAATAAAAGAATAATGAAATTATATAGTAAAACAGATTACCTCGAGTATAAAACAAATCCACAGCCAGGAGATTGTCTAGGAAAAATTTTATCTGAATGTTTTGAAAATTTCCAGGATAGTAATGGTATTGTTAGAACTTCGATCCTTGATAATATTCTTTCCTATAAGCTTTCATTATCGGCCGGAGATTCTGACTATCAAGCATGTTCTGTAGTGTTATCTGAGAATTTCGAAAACATAACTTACACATGGATAGCTGAACAATTCGGATATACTCTCATCTCAAATCCTAGAAAAATCACAACGCCTGGAACACTTCTTGGATTTGAACTAGATATTGCTCATGGAAATTTACTGCCTGAAGAGAGTTACACAGGAGAATATTTAAGTTGTGCCTATGAAGTTTTAAGACGTAGGTTAATTATGAACTCTATAGGTTGGGGTTGTACAGTGAGCAAAGAATTAGAGGATGCTAAGGAATGTATGGAAAAGCGAATGAAAGTTTTTGAGAGATATTTTAGTGGGAATATTAAGTTTCCAGTATTTTCTCAACCTTTTATGAACTCTTCTTGGGATCCTGACTTCTATGGATTTTGTTATGGAGATGGAACTTACGGCGAATGGAACTACTCTTGGGCCGGCTTTATCGGGAGAGAATATCATGATTGGACAAGAGAAGATCAGATTTATTTCTCATGTCTCTACGAAGCCACTGATCAATATTTGGAACATCATTTAAATATGCTCCCGACAATGACCCGGCCCGAACTTTTATACTTCGCCGATCTTAGTCTTTATTGTGGATGTTCTGGAATATGGGCATTTATGAATAGAGATATTTCTGGAGATGAAAAGAACTCCGAATTAAATAAACTTTACACCAGATTAACAGCTCTAGGAAAAATTGAAGGAGCTGGAATGGAAGTATATAAAGAAATGGCAGAATCTTTAGGAAAACATGCTGCCAATTATTATGACCTAGATGAGATACAGGAAATAATAGGTTATAGAATTTATTTGTAATAATTTAAAAACGTTTTTGATTATGATTAATGATGCATTATTAAGTGGATCTGCCGCAGATGGTGGACCCCAAGCTGGTCTTCCTGTTACGGAAGTAGTTAAAAGTCTTGATATTAAGAAGGATGCTACTATTCCTCAACCTCTTCCGACTGATGAAGAGATTAATATCAAGGAATCAGAAAGTATTAAATTTGTAGTTGGTGAGTCTCTTGAAATGAAAATCGGGGAAGTTAAGTTTTTAGAACTTCGTCAGGAGCCATTTATTTCAAATCTCCCTTATGTAACTTATGAATCTAGTAATCTTAGGGTAGCTAGATTTATTGAAGATGGAGTTATTCTTGCTTGTTGTCCTGGAACAGTTAAAGTAACTGCAACAACTAGTGAAGATGTTAATAATCCACTAGTAGCTACTCTTACAATTACAGTAGTTGATCCTAATGCTCCTAAAGCAAGAAAGGGAAAAAAGTAAAGTAGAACGTTATAACCAAGCAGGAGGACTTATAAATCTTCTTGTTTGGTTTTTGATTTTTGTAGAATAGATGGCAAAAAAGAAAGAAAATAATATAAATCACTTAGAGACATTTTACTTCTCAGATATTCCAACTCAACCTTATCCGGTGTATTCAATATCAGAATCTGGAAACTTATACTCTCTGAAAAATATA